GTGTCGGTGTGCTATTAAAAAACCGCCCCCCTTTGGCTGAATTGCATGAAATGCACAATGTCTGCAAGTTCCAGTCTTCATCACTACCACCAAGGCTTCTAGGTGTTATGTGGTCAACCGAATTGCCGTCCATACCGCATGCCTGGCACGTGTGTCCGTCGCGATTCAATATGCGTTGACGTATCTTGCGCCATTGGCTGGTGCTGCCATTGTCTTTCAATGCACTAGCCATTAGTAGTAGTTCCTTTGCTGATGAAACGCCCATGCTTTGCATGGTGTTTGATAACGAATTGTGACATAGCGAAGCGTTGCGTCTATCTGTCTAAATGGGTCAAGGTCACGATAGTGCTTCGACCGCATTTGCCCTAAGCCATAGTGACTGCCATTGCGTGCAGTGTATGACCACCTTGATTCCTTTGTGATTATCTTGTTGAAGCATTGGAATTCTTTATAGTCAAGAATCCTTGAATGTGCATATAACTTCAAATGGTCTATCGAATAGTTTGCTGCATTGGCAGGGCTTGCCCCTAGCATTGCGATTAGGCTAGTGATTAACAACAACATTTGAATTCTTTTTCTATCTATCTTTTTAGTTTTTAGATACTTTGAAAGATATTCATTCTTGATTTTACCCACGAAATGCGTGGTGTTGTTGTATGCGTCAAGCGTACAGTATGAAGTCAAGTGTTTAATAACTTCGTGCGTGGCCTTGGGCGTGTCCCACAAGTTTTGCACGTTTGTGGATAAACCCTGTTGATAACTTTTCATTGCCCACCCCAGCCCTTGCCTTTGAAGGATATGCCAAAAGTTGAGTAGGTGCGGCTCATGTTTTGGTTGCAGCAGATTGGATTGCGTTCGTCGTGGATTGATTTATCCACTTCAACACTGATTTGGCACACCTGGCATTTAAACTCATAGATTGGCATTTGAAGTCCCTATCTGCGCAACCCCCATGACTTCGCACTTGGTGCATTGAATCACTTCCACACCTTCGGGAAGGTTGTCTGTTACCTTCAGAATGACTTGCTTGGTTGTCTTCTTGCACTTTCGGCACTCAAACTGAACTGTGTCCATAGTTGCTTCTCCTAAGGTTCTCAATAGGTTGCAAGTTGATTTGCGTGACCCACCAGTTGGGTTGCTTACTGTGTCGGTACTTCGGACGTTTAGCCATGGCAATGGGAATCCAACCCGCAATGAAGTAATGCGGTGATTCACCAGTGACCAGGATTGCCACGTCGTCAGTGCGGTCATATTCATGGATTATCAGTTGCCCTGCAAGGTACTTAGTCCAACGCACTTCAAAGTGTGAACCAACGTCAGCCTTTGTTTTGCCCTTTTGCTCAAATGGGTCAAACTCAACGTTAAGGTACTTTGCAACTACCCATTCACTGCCAATACTTTGGGCGTCTTGTGCAATTAGGTCATGCAGTGATTTCTCAGTTGAGTAACCGCCTGGACGTGTTTGCCAATAGTCCGTGTTGGCCTTAGCCAAATGAATTGCTGCGTCGTGGCATATAAATTCCTCAGCACGCGTCAAGGTCATTTTCAACGGCAGTCCTTACAAAACCAAATAACCTTTTCATTGCCGTAGCCTTTTTGGTAACCAAATGCGTCAAGTCTTGTCAGCATTGAACACCTGTCACACTGTTCCATTTTGTATTCTTCGACCACTTCACCGTTTTTTAGTAGTTTGCCAATCATGGTTTGTGGGTTAACTATCTCCATGTAATCGCTCATAGAAATGCCACCCAAATAAGTGTGATAAGCAAGACAAGTTCAGTGCAAACAAGTATTTTGACTAAGCGTTGTTTTGTCATACTTGTGGCTTCCAAGTTCCGTCGCTGGTGAATACGTACCACAATGGCTCACACTGGTCAGGCTTTTTGCCAACGCAAGAAAAGTTAGCCCAATCCTTGCCCGTTTTGGCACTTGTGCCCGTACGCCATACGCGGTGACCATGCTTGCATTGTGGTGATTCCTTCACCAATTCTCCACCCAATTGCTTTGAAATTTCTGCAATGCCTGAAGCCAGGGTTGGCATGCCAGCAGCAGCAACTTCGTCTTCAGTCTTGTAACTTGGGACGTCACCAAATTTGGTTGTCCAATAGTCGTATTGCTTATCGGCGTTTGCGACCTTTGCTGACGTCTTCTCAACCTGTTCCATGATTTCCTTAGTGCTTCTTTCAGCACCACCCATGACCAGTTGTTGCACTCTCATAATTGCGCTCGTAACTGTATCCTCGCAAAACCAGCGTTTCATATTTTGTTGGTATGCGCCCTGGTAACCGTAGGCGTAGTCAATGCCTGCTGGTTGCAAGTCGGTGTCATTGCGATAAGCCTTTGCTTCAACTAAGACATAACCCTTTTCTGCACTGAATTCAACAATGCGGGTTTCAATGCGTCCCAGTGGGTATGTGCGATTCCAGCGTTCTAAACGCTCACGGCTTGCTTCATAGTTATCCAGGAATCCCATTTATTTCACTTCCCTGTTTGACTGTGAAATGTGACGGCTAATGGCACGCCCGCGTGTATAGCCTTCGCGGCGTCCGTCTTTGTGCCCTATTGAATAACCCAGTGCTGCTGCCAACGTGCAAAGCAAACCGATTAGTACCAATGCCCGCAATGTCTGCGGGTCTAATAAATCAACAACCATTTTGAATTCTCCCGATTCTTGGTGGTAAGGACTACCACCTGAATACAGGGTGACGCATAAGGCGCGCCAAATCAAGAACCTTGCGTGTTTGTCGGCGTGTCACCTGACTTTGGCTTGGATTTCAGTCCATTTCCAGCCAACACACCGCCCAGTGAACCAGTCAGGAAAATGGCTAAGGTTTTCAATAAATCAATAAAGGCTGCGTCGTTCGGTGCTTGTGCACCAATTGGTTGGGTGACAAATATAAGCGCATATGTTATGCCAACGGTGACGACCAAAAACACGGCTGCAAGTGTTGAACCAATTATCAAAATCAGTTGCGCGTGGACGTCCTCAGGGGTTCGACGGCGTGCTGGTTTGTAGTGTTGAGAATCCAAGTATGTCGTCAGTACACGTTCCAGTGGGGACGCATTGCGGTTTTTGGCAGTGGGGTTTTGACCAGTTTTCATATTCTTGGCACTCATAACGTGTCCAACCCTGATACCCACACGCAGTCAGCATTAACGCAAGTGCCCAAGTCAATGCTGCTGCGGTGAGTTTCCGAGTTACTTCCCCGTTAACCCGAAACTCTTATCTTGCGGATTTAACCAGCGCAAAACAACTGGTGCAATTGCTGCAACGCCACCCATTGCAAGGGTCTTTGGGTCTGTCACACCTGCCATGTATAAGGCGAGCGCGGCTGCCATGAATGAGCGTGCCCATGAGGCGATTAAGGCTTTGGCTTTGTCCATTTTTTGGTTTTCTCCTTTGTCGGTTTGTCTCCCGATTTTGGTATTTCAACTGTTGGGTGTTCGCCCTTGTAAGGTACGAATTTGGGAATTCCAAACCCAACAATTTCTTTGCCAACATTGCGAACCTTCACCATAACCATGCCGCCATTGCGTTGGTCGCCTGTCCCGCTGGTGTTGCCCTCAATGGTCACGCATTGCTTGTCGTCAATTAAGCCGACAACAATTCCAACGTGTGAAATGCGGTCAATGCCGTCATGTGGAAAGTCCATGAAAGCGACATAACCTAACTGCGGAATGTTTGACCAACGGTTTGTTTCTTTGAATTTATGTGCCCCAATTGCAGTGCCCACAACTGAATGAATCTTAACACCCGCTTGTGCTGCGCACCAGTTAACGAAAGAACCGCACCAAGGTAGTCCGTCGGCCTTTGTAAATTTGCCGTACTTGGTTAGGTTGTCGCCTTCCTCAATTGTGCCAATTTCAGCCTTTGCAACCGCAATTAGTGCAGCCGCAGTGCCAACGGGAAACTTCTCAGTCAAGTGTTCCACTATGAAAGCAACAATTTCGCTTCATCGGCGGTTATGCCAAGTTTGGCTAGTAGTGCCGCTTTATCGGCTTCGGCTTGGGCTAATTCTGCCATTTTTGCTTCATCTGCTAATTTATTATCAGCCCACTCAGCAATGGTTGCGTCATATTCGGCGGCTGATAAATCTACATAGCCGTCTTCATCACTACCTGTTCGAAGCGTTGGATATTCCGCCTTTAATTCTGCAATTACTTCTTGTTTTGTTTTCATTATGCTTTCGCCAATCCGTAGATAGTTACTGTTCCACCGATATTTGCAACTGAGGATTTAAGTAAAAATCCTGTGTATGTTCGTTGCACACTTGATATGCCACCTAAGGCGTATTGATTCCAGTTTTCGCCGTCATAACCTGTTCCGCGCCAGTAGGCATAATTACTACCACTGCCATCTATTGTAAAGTTTAATGAAATAGTAGTGTTTCCACCAGTAGTTCCCATTGTTGCCCATAATGTTGCTTGTGATGTATTTGCATTTACTGAACCCATAAGAGTGACTGCGGAAGAATTAATACCACTTGATGAAGCATAATAACCAGAGGCTTGAGTAGTGCCAGAATAAAGCATTTGTAATTGTGGCGAACCGCCACCACCTTGCCTTGAAATGTCAATATTGACTAAATAATTCTCATAGGTGCTAGAAAATACGCTGTCAAAAGTTGTGCCAGTAGTTGCCACATTAGAGAAAAATGCTCGCTTAACTAGTGTCATTGCACCGCTTGAAGCAGTAGCCCATTTCAAGCCTGTTGCGGTTGTGGAATCCACTTGCAAAGTCATTCCGTTAGTTGCGCCTACTGCAAGGCGTGCTGGTGTATCGGCTGCGGTTGCAGTGATTAAATCGCCCTTAGCGTCAACAATTGCATTTTGAATTGCGTTGCTATCGTCTTGCGCGACCCACGTGAAATCCATGTCAGTGTTGGAAGTCTTTGAAAGCACCTGGCCTGTTGTGCCACCAAGTAAATCAGCCATTGAAGTTGCAACGGCTTGACCAAAAACTTCAAAGTCAGCAGGCAAGTCCGTTACAAGGTCACTCGCCGTCGGCATTTGCCAGTTAAACGGATTCGTCGGGTTTGTCATAAGTTGTCTCCTTGTTAAGTGATAATTGTTGCACGTGCCCAGTCAAGCGTTGGCGACACGCCCGACCAAGTAAATGTGTTAGAAATTTCGTCCCATTCAAGTGCCTGCAACGAATACGCCACTGGTGACACAATCAAGGAAACCGAAACTTGGTTGTATGAAGCCTGAAACGACCAACCTTCAACAAATCCTTGGAAAATTGAACCCATGTTGGCGGGTAGGTCGTTGATTGCCACGGGTTGCCCCATGAACACGCCAATCAGGTCGTCACGGTCGGCGTTGTCCAATTCAGGATTTGTCAGGTCAAACGTGATTTCACTAAAAATCGCCTGTGGGTCTTTGCGCAATGCCAAATAGAAATCCGCTTGGTCTTCAGCGTCGGTGGCATTGTGAAGTGTTGTTGTAATGATTTGTGCAAGTGTGCCATAAGTAAGAATTGAAGTAGCGTCGCTGGCAGATTTTTCTGCACTACTTGTCGCACCGTACTTAATTGTTAGGTCATTGCGTACGTCGCCTGCACGGGTTTCAGTGCGTAATCCAGCCGCACGGGCTTGGTTTGCCGTAAGTTGAACATAACCATTTGTTTGCAAGTATTGGCTGCGGTGTGTCGCGTCAGCGTAGGAAATCCGCCCCAGGGCATCTTCATAAATATAACCAAGGCCTGAACTGGCAAGTGCTGAAACCAAAGAATATACGTCAGTTCGATTTGAGGAACGGGCGGCCAATTCGTAGTCACCAGGTTGGTCAATTTCCCCAAGGCCTATGTTTTCAGCAGTTGCCCAAGTAGTTGTTGGGTCATAAGTTGCCCAAGTCAATGCCCCAGGTACTTCAGCCCAAGTGTTGAGCAATAGGTTTGAAAGAATTGTATAAATCTGATTGCCGTCAAAATCTTTTGAAAGTACGCCGTTGGTCAAGGATTTTGGCAAACGCGCCAACGCACCAAGCGCGGTGATTGAATAAGTCTGCGTGAAAGTTGTCGAACCAACTTCACGGACTTCCAACGCAATGTCAACCACGTTGCCACCAAAAATTGCCACAAATGTGTCTGAAGTGTCTTTAACTGAAACGCTGATTGTTGAGTTGATTGCCACTGGAATTGTGCTTTGGTCAAGGTCAATTAGTTGAAGGTTGACATAACCTGCCTGGGCTTGCTCATAGATATTTGTCCGACCAGTGCGAATTGTTAGGTTTGCCAAAATTGCGTCGGTGTATTCAACGCCGTCAATTTCAACAAGCCAAATGGGATTCCATTGCGTCATTAGATTGCCACAAGCGCGGTTGCACCACCAGTGCCGCGATAGTAGGAATTGTTCAAAGTTTCAACAATTGTGCGCGCAGTGCCTTCTTTGTCAATTGCACCTGAAACGTTCAGGTTAATTGTCGTACCTAAACCGAGACGTTCAGAATTTGCACGGTCTGACAAACCACGTGATTCCGCGCTGCCAATAAATCCTGTTGAAGCAGTTGCCGTAGCAGCCGACATGACGGCCGCTGAAACACCACCGCCACCGCCACCGCCACTAGTTGACGGTGCTGAAATCTTTGGAATTGTTGGCACTGCCGTTGAAACGCTTGGTGTCTTAATCGTTGGCACGCTTACGGTCGGCGTTGAAATCTTAGAAACGTTAGGCAAAAACGGAATTGCATTGTATGCAGAAATCAAGGCGTTAATTCCAGCAACTGCGCCTGAAATCAAACCGTTTAAAATCCTGACCACGCCTGCAATTACGTCAATGACGCCACCTGCAATTTTGCCTGCAACTTGCAACGCCCCGCCAAGTACCGTGCCGATAACTGGTGCAAGATAGGTGGCAATGTAACCGCCAAATTCTTTGAATGTGTCTAGGTTGTCGCCAATAGCATTTTTGACGTATGAAAACGCCTTGACCAAACCGTTTATGATTGGCGTGAAAACACTGGTGATGATGTTGCCAACCGTTGTGATTGTTCCACCAAGTCCGTTGCCGTCTAGGGTAAACGCCTTTGAAAATGCGTTGATTGCTGGCAAGGCGTTTTGGTTAATAAAGTTGATAACCTTTTCAAGTATTGGCAATAAAGCGAAACCGATTGTTTCTTTGGCTTCGTCGAAGGCGACCTGCATGCGTGCAATTCTTCCCGCGTATGTGTCAGCGTTACGTGCAGCAGCACCGCCAAACAAATCTGAAAGACGGCTTTGCACGTCTGTGAATGACATGGTTTTCAATTGCGCCGCTGAAATGCCTAAACCTAATTTGCCCAGGGCAGTTGTATTGCCTTCGTAAGCCTTGCCCAACGCATTTGCTACCGTTTCCAGTGGCTTGCCTGTTGCCGTTGAAACGTCAAGTGCGGTTGAAAGTAAATTTTGGGCTTGAGTAATGTCGCCCGTTGAACGAACCAGGCGACCCAGGGCTGGACGCAATTGGTCGTCAGCCACACCCGTGGCAAGTGACATTTTAAGAATGGATTGTTCGGTCGCTGCGATTTGCGCCGTGGTTGCCCCTGTGGCGTTCTCTAAGGCCAGGGCTAACTGTGTTTGCGCCTTCTCATCTTCAATAGCGGCTTTGACGCCTTCAATGCCTATTTTGACGGCATAAGCACCAGCAGCAGCGGCAGCAGCAACGAAGGCCGCGCCAATCATTTTGCCAGTTTTGCCAATCTTGTCCCCGAATGTATCAACGTCTTGGGTTGCAGATTTAAGCGACTTGTTGAGATTATCAACGTCGCCAAGAATTGAAAGTTTAAGGGTACGACTGCCAGCCATTAGTCATATTCCTTTACTATTTTGGAAAACGATTCTTCCCATTTCTTAATGATGTCGGGTTGAACGCTTCGCAAAGTTGGATAGATAAACCAGCCACGTGACCCGCGACCTTCGCGACCTGACCACACTGGGAATTGCTTATAGCGGTTTGAACCAAATTCAACGCCACCCCAAACCTGCTGAGTTGTTGCGCCACCACTTAATTTCTGACCAGCATAACCAAAACTGATTTCACCGACTTTTGAAGACTTTGAAACCTTTGAACCGTCAGCAACACGATTGTCAACCAGGTTGCGTGTACGGTTTGACGCAGTTGCCTTAATCTTGCCCTGGACGTAAGTTGCCAGTTCACTGGTTGCTTCTTTGGCTTGTGCTAGTGCTTGGTCGTCCATTGCTTTGAAAGAACGAACAATGGCGCGCAATTCATTCTTGTCGTAACTGATTGCATCACTCGCCATTTGCTCGCCTTTCCAAAATCTCAATGACCGTCAAAATGTCTTCGGCTGATTCAAATTCGTTCGGTGATAGCCCCGTTGCCAGGGCTATCTCCCAAACTATTCTGCTGAGGCTTCCGACTGCGTGGCTTTTGGGTTTGCCTCACCCACTATCACTTCGGAAATGGTTTCCGTCCATGCTTCGATTGGCTTGACTGGTTTCCCAGCCGCTTCCCGCTTCATGGCGTGATATGCAAGAAATACTAAATCGGATATACCGATTTTCTCTTGCGCTTGGGAAATGGTGTGACCCGAATGTTTTTCCCAACGAACCCATTCAGGTGGCGCAGCCGTGTAAGTTATCTGCGTCCCGTCGTTATATTCAATTGTTATTGGTAACTTCATTTTGTCTCCCGATTGTTAGTGACTAGAAAGTTTCTGAAGGTGTTCCCACCACTATGAATGATAGGTCAACTGTCTGCGCGTCAGGTGCTGCCCCGCCGACTGACGGAAATACTGGCATGACGTTGAACGCGAACACTGCGCCTGTTGCGGCAGTCAGTGAGCAAGCCAACACTGTGTTTGGTGCAGTTTCGCAGGCAGTCCACAACGCTTCGCATAATGATGAAGCCGCGCCCCAGTCTGCAAGCATTGAAACGTCAAATGTCCACTGGTCGTCAATGTGCTTGTAAGCCTTGCCGTCAAGTGTTTGGTACGTTTCCACCGTTGGTGAATTCGCAAGTGTTGCACTGGTCGCTTGTGCGTCGTACTTTACGGTTGCAATG